TCGCGTTGCTTGGCGCGGGCAAAGGCGGCGCGTACCGCGTCGGGCGTCGTACTGCGCGCCAACTCGGACGCCAGCACCGCGTAGTCCTCGGCTGGGATCGCCACGGCGGCAAAGCGCGGCGTCGGCATGCCCGCCTTCACCGCGCGTAACGCCACGGTATGCCACTGCCGATACTCATTGCTCACAGCGGCGGGATCGGGTGGTGTCTCGGCGCGGCGTGGTTGCGACGGTGATGGCGTTCCCTTGGCAACCTTCGCAGGCGCTTTGGGCGTGACCTTGGGTGGCGTCTTCGCGGGAACCTTCGCCGTTGGTTTGGGTGGCGTCGGCGGGGTGTCGTCTGCCTCATCATCATCGTCTGTAGGCGTTGTAGCGTCGCTAGCGCCTGCTACGGGCGCTTCACCCGCAACGGCTGGCGCTGTGGGGGATGCTGGCGTTCCTGGCGCTTGTGCGGCCCCCGGCGCGCCCACCGCGAACTCTAGCCCCGCCAACTTCGCCTTCATCTGCGCTTGCCGCAGGTTCATCGCATCCTCAAGCCAGATCGGCCCATCTTTGGTGAGGACCATCGGCGGCACCTCTAGGTCGACCTGCCAGCCCATCATGCGCGCCATCCGTGACGGCGACAAGCTGCCCGTCGTCACGCCGATTTGCAACGTCTGCGCCTTTTGGAGCGCGTCCTCTTCTTCCTCATAGCCCTTGAATGTCACCACCAACCGGGGGTCATACTCGGCCTGGATAATGCCCGTGAGCAATCGCGCCCGCCGCATGGCTAACGGCTTGACAACCCGGCGATAGATGACCGCCTGTTGCGATGTCCCGACGCTCTTGTTGCTGGTATCCGTCATGCCCAACTCGTCTATCGTCAGGCCAAACGACGCGACGGTGATGTTGAGCAGGAAACGGTCAAAGTCGATCAGCGGATTGTCGGGTTGGGTGCTTTGGAATGTCGCGCCTGCGGGGGCGAACTTGACGCGCACACGCATCTGATGGTTGCCCGCCAACAGGCCATTCCACATCTGCTCCAGCGTTTCAAGTTGCTCCGGCGTCATGCCCGTATCGGTGGGGATCGTCATAATGCCCTGGGGCGTCGCGCCGTCGGTGTAGCGCGCGAGGTCAAGCGCCTGCTTTTGCAACGCCTGATTGATGGGGATGATGATCCCCTCCACCCGCGACGTGCTGTAGACGCTATCCGTGCGGCCCATCTCGCGCAGCCACTCCACCTCATCGGCGGCCAGATAGTAGGCGGGAATGCCATAGACGTACTGCTCAAACGCCGGGTAGGGGGGCAAGGGCATACGCCCACGCTCATCGATCAGGGGCTTGAGTGTCGCGCCATCCACCCAATCGAGTGCGACAATCTTGCCCGCGCGGTTGCGGCGCTTGTAGAGGAAGGCGTGACCCAACTCCAACTCGTCACGCACGGACGCCGTTTGCCACGTCACGAAGTCAGTAATCCCATCGGGCTTCTCTAAGAACTTTTGCGCCGGGGCGGCAATCGCGCGCCACGTCGGGTCGTTCTCCGATTCGCCGTCGGGAATGACATTGGGCGCGAACGTGACCTTCAGTTCCAACCCGGCCAACACGTCAAAGTAGACGCGCTCGCACAACTGAATGCCCTCATACGCCATTGACAGCCCACGCAGTTGCGCGAAGCTGGTCATCTCCGTGCTGCGGGGTTGCGGCGTGATGTTGTACCCAATGGGGTACTCGTACTGGCGTGGGCCACCGGGCGGGGGCAACAGCGGCGTGATAGGCAACGGCGCGCCGGGGGCGTAGAGCGGCGCGGGGTCGGCTTGCGGCGCCTGGTTCAGTTGCATCTGCGTGTTGAGCGCGCCACTGTTGAGGAGCGACACGCTCTGATCGGGTGATGGCCCCATGTTGGGCTGCTGGGGGTGTTGCTGGGGGTGTTGCTGGCTACCACCGACGGGGCGGCGGGGGCGATTGTTGGCGCGGGCCGTCTGCTGTTGAAGGCGTGCGGCGTTGGCGGCTTGGGTGGCGCTGTGGGTCAGTGTTTCCGGCAGGGCGTAGCTATGCGCCGCCTGCTGGGGCGTGATGCGCCTCGCGAGAGACATGAGGCCGTCTGCCAGCGTTGCCCGTAGGTTGAACGACCCACGCGGCGGGATCGGCGCGCTGTTGGGCTGCTCAGACGGGTTGACGGCCATGTGGGGTATCCTGTCAGTCCTCAGTAGTCCTCAGAAGGGCCAGGCGAAGGTGTTGGGCATAGTGGGTAGGGGATCGGGTTCCTGCTCACTCACATCGGGCGGCATTGTGGGCGCCGTGGTAGACGGCATGATTAGCCCTTGCAGCGCGCTCGGATGCGCTAGCCCCTGCGTGACGATCCCGCGTTGGGTTAGCAGTTCTTGGCGCATGGCGATCCGGCGCGTCACTTCCCCCAACAGGTTGCGGCCATGTGCGAGATAGCGCAGGGCATAGGATGACGTATCTACGATATCGTCATGGGCGGCGCGTGGGAAATGCACATGCTCGTCTACGAAGTCGGCGACCCACGGCGCATCGATGACGACGGGATCGGGCAACCACACCTTGCCCGCCTGGAAGAGCGGCGACACATCGTCGGCGCGTGACTCTTTCGTCCCCACGGCGTTGACGGCGATCACGGGCAAATCCGTCTCGCGTTGCAACGTTTGGAGCGCCGATTGCCCCGACGCTTTATCCTCTATCAGCACGGCTTGGACGCCGGGGTAGCCGTCAACGGTATTCCACAGCGCGTACTGATCGCGGACGGCGTGTATCAGATCGGGGTAGGCGACCCGCGCCCGCCACAACCCCAACAGGTAGTAGTTGACGCCATCCGTCCCCCAGGTCGCGATCACACTGAAGTCGTTGCCTACGCCCGTCTTAAACGCGCTGTCAATCGCTTGAATGATACGTGTGAGCGTGGGCAATTCCTGATAGCGATGACCCATCCACTCTGGCTTAAACGTGCCACCCTCTTTGGGCGTGGGACGTTGCTGGTACTGGCCTGCATACTCATAGGGGCCTAACGCATGTTTCAGCGACGCCACTTCGGTGGGGCCAAAGCGCGCGGGCCATAAGAGCGCGTCCTCTTCCGTGCGGGGGTCACGCCAGCCGATAGACGTGGTATGGGCGCGTGACGCCTCGTACTCCATTGGTAAGCACAGGTGAACGTAGTCGCCCTTCTCAATCACATGGCCCGACAAGTCCTCTTCATGCACTCGTTGCATGACAATGACCTTGGCGCCCGTCTTGGGATTGTTCATGCGTGAACTGATGGCGCTATCCCACCACTCAATCGTGCCTTGCCGAATGATCTGGCTGGGCGCGTCCTTCACGTTATGCGGGTCGTCTACCACGATCACGTCGCCACCTTCACCTGTGGCGCCAGAGTTGACGGAGATCACCATGCGATACCCGCGATGGTCGTTCTCGTAGCGCGACTTCAGATTTTGGTCGGGGGCCATTGTGAAGGATGCGCCGTAGTGACGCTGATACCAGGGACTTTCAATCAGGCGACGACACTTGACGCTATCACGGATCGCCAAGGACAGCGCGTAGCTAGCGAACATCCACTGGCGTTCCGGGTGGGTGATCCACTCCCACATGGGCCACATGACGGAGACGGTGGTGGACTTGGCGCTGCGTGGGGGCATGTTGATCAGCAGGTTGCGTATCTGCCCGTTCGTGACCGCTTCCAGGTGTTCGCAGATCGCTTGTATGTGCCAATTGTCCATAAACGGCGTCGCAGGCTCTACGACGTGCCACGCCTCACGCACAAACCAATGCAGGTTGCGACTGGCTATCTCCGCATTCACATACTCTTGCCCTAACGCTCCATCTACCGCCAATTCTGGCAACATAGACTACCATCCTGCATAGCCCTACGGGGTCTTGTTGAGGTCTGCCTCACCTAACGCAGCAGAGAGCGCCATCAACTGTTCGGTCGTCATGCTGCGCAAATCAAGTTTCAGCACCTGCTCGTGCCGTGTTTCAATCGCGCCACCATCTTTGCCCGTCACTTCCATACTGGCCCGCTCGCGGTACTCAGCAGGCATGCGCGCCTTCGCCATCATCTCTAGCATACGGTCGCTATACTTGCGGACAGTCCCCACATACTCTTTCAGTTGGTAGACTTCTTCATCCCAGCCCTCAATACCACGTCGGCGTATCTCGTCTCGCACACAGTCGTCGCCCTGCTCTTTGGCCTGATTGAAACGCAGGAAGAAGGGTTCGTCATGCTCTTTCCAGGCATACAGGGTATCACGGTTAATGCGCGCCGCCTCACAGGATTTGGTGATGCTATGCCCCTTGGCGTAGGAAGCCAGAAACGCTTCTTGCGCGGCTAGGCGTTCCTTGGCGGTCATACGTTCGCCTTGTCGCCTTACGCGCACGCGCAT